CCCCGATCACCTCAACAATGGTGTATCCATACTCAGTGTAGGTTAAACCATACACTGTAAGATCTGGACGCACAATAGCCACAACATTGGCATACTTGATTGCTTGGTCTACTACTAACTTGGTGCAGCAGCTCTTTCTACCAATAACGCGTTTGCATTCGATAACAATCGCGATTTCATTGTCCATATATAGAAGGTCACCCCTTCCAATATTGTCCAATATAATTGAATATTCCATAGCTGCTGGTTTGCCCAAATCACTGATGACTCGCCGTACGAGCTCATCTTCTTGAGTAACTGCCTGTGGAAGTGTAAGATCACTGATAGTAGAATCATCATTCTCTTCTTGGCAGCTGTAACCATATGAATCTGCTTCTCTTGAGAAGAAACTCATTTCGTGTAGTCTCTCATTGATCAATTCCAGCTTTTTGACTGCGTTTGCGTCATTAGCTGTGTGCATAACCTGATGTTTCAACATCAAAAGGTCTTGAAGACCTCGTGTTTCCACATTCATCTTATTGCACCAAGCCTCTTGATCAAATATCTTCCCCATCTGGGGTTTATATTTCAACTTCCATTCCGCTACACGGGAATCATAGTCCTCATCTAATGTCCTGCAGGGCAAGTCATGGATATCAGCAATTTGCTGCATCTGTGACCGCCTGTGCTCGAACACTTCGCGACCGTGGAAAAACCACTCGCGCAATGCACCATCTATGTTTTGAGTACATACCTCCAAAGGAGTTACGGACTTGGATTTTAGTATACTATGTAAAGACTTAAAAATTGAGGCCTCGTCTAGCATTCCAACATATTGGCCCAACTCCTCAGAATACCTGTTTTTACGTTTCAAAAAATCAACGGTAAAACGGTTCATGAATGGAATTGGATCAGACTCTTTGTCTGGCATTGTAAATATCATATCGTGGTCAGCCAAGTAGTTAGCCATTTGTACGTGGTTAAACCTATCGTACCCTGACCTCACTGATCCACAAGCATCATCGCCATATGTTTCTAGAGCCAATAAATCTCTAGCCGTGGCAGGCCTTCCTAGGCCCAACTCCTTTCCTATAGCCACCATTTGGGACTTGGGATAGGCATCAAAAAATGCTAGCCTATGCAATAAAGAGTTAACAATGCTGTTGATATATACCGTCATGTTTTGCCCGGAGGGATTTGTTCCCAAAAACCGGAGTAGGGTGCCATTGTAGGCAACCAAGGGAGTGCATACTTCATGTGCAATAACTTGCATACGCTTGATATCCCTAACGGTATAGTTTCCTGACCACTTTGCAATCTCTATCATAACAGAGAAAGCTGATAGCGTCAGCTGCGCGGGCATTCTCAAGTCATACTTGGAATAGTCCCCAGCAACAATACGGTCATCACCAAATTTG